TTCCATGTGTGGAAAGGTGCAATATCTTTCATTAGGTGTCCCCTATAGCTACTTCTTTTTTGAGCCTTTCTTAAAGGATTTATGCCCAACACCCCTAGCCATCATATCCTTCATCTTTACATTCTTAGGTTTTTTTCCTGCGGATGCTCCACTAGCTTTTGCGGTATTTCCGATACCCTTCATTTGTTTTGCAATACTATTTGCCATCTTTGCAATCTTCTTCGCTTCCCTCATCATTGCGGGGCTTGCCCCACCCTTAGTCAACTTTGCCATTAGGTATCTCCTATTGCTACAGCGCGTCGTTGTTCCCTTTCAATGCTAATTTCCTCAGCTTTTAATCTAGAGTCTACCGCTAACTTCTGGTACTCCTGCTGGATCTTTTGGGCTTTAAGTTGAACTTCCGCAGCCTTGATTTTTACTTCTTCTTGTTTAACTTGAGCTTCCATTAGTTTTGCTTGCTCTTCTAAATCAGGCTCTGGAGCCTCTTCAGGCAGTGTAGAAGGATCAGTTAAGAAATCATCTACATTCTGAAAACCCATAGCCTTTACAAGAGATGCCCCTAAGTTATACATATTCTGTTCTGATACAATTTTCAATCCACCAGACATTGCCTCCCCAGCAAAAGAGAGCATCTGGGAAAGGTGCATCATCTGTTGGTCTTTGTTTCCACTTCCTAGAGCCACAGAAACAGTACAATCATACTTATCATTCCAAGCATCAGGACGTACCGGAACCCACTCATTGCGTAATCTAATCACCCTTTCTTTGTCTTGATTTTTATACAGTAGTTCATATATCCGTATCATTAAATCTTTTACGCCAGTTTCGGCAAAGTTCCTGGCAATCAGTTCCACTCTACTCTGAGCGGCACCCATAACGGCGTTTACAGCGGTGGCTGTCGTGTGGGATGTCAGAGCATTCTCATCTAAACCCTGAGACATCTTAGATACACCAGCTCTAGCCTCCCTTACTCCATCCAAGTATTCAAGCATCTGGAATGAGTAAGGTTGCAATGCAGGGGTAGCGAGGGGCGTTACGGCGTTAGGGGATTTAACTCTAACTACTCCTCCAGGGCGTTGGGTAAGTAGATCATCGAGATTCGCCTGCCCCTCTAATACTGCGAAACGTCCAAAATTCTGGTTGTACATATTGTCCATGAGATTACGCATTAGCGTACTCTTCATCAACTGTAAATCCATAACAAGGTCTGCAACTGAAAGTCCAAAGAACTTATGTGGTATTTTTATGGGGGTAATAGAAACAAGCGGAATAGAGTCTATCTCATCATTCGCTAATACCTTAGAACCTACAGTACAAACTTTTCTAAGTTCTGTAATGCCGTCCCCATCAAAATCTGTTTTTAGATAAGACTCATGTAACCAGTAGGTTCGTAAACCTTCCTCTCCATAGTCATCTCCACCCCCCATGCCTTCCCAGTATTTAGCAGATTTGTCGAACTGAAAACGCTCTAGCCTTTCAGCAGAGAACGCTGACATATCATCATCACCCCCACCAAGATCACCTGGCTCAAGGTCTTCATCTGGGTACATCTCCCTTAGCTCAGAGAGTGTTTTTATAACTCTATGGCATACAAATCTAGCATCCTCAATGCTCTTAGATTCTCGACTAATAAGAAATTCTGAGGGAGGAACATTCTCTACCCGTATTCTCCCACCGCGAGAATTTCGACTAAGAACTACATCATGGGTCATTGTCGGGCCTTCACCATAAGATGTATGTTCTATAACTTCTACCTCATCATCGTTTATTAAAATTGTAAATTCATACTCATCTAAATTACGATACTCTTCTCTGCTGGGTTCATCATACTCGTCCCACCAAACTTTTACTATTCCATTCTTTGATAGTAAAGCATCTGTAAACCAAGAATATAAAATCTCCCAACCCGGATTGTCTTTTGTAAAAACATAATTAACGTAGTCTGTAGCCTGTTTAGCCATCTCTACGTCTTCCGGGCCGTGGGGGGAGAACTTGACCATCTCATCCCCAGAAGCGAATACTCGCATCAAGGATGGTTTTATCCATTCAATAGTATCTTGTACAGTAGAATCTACGAACTGGCTACGCCCTTCAACTTCATTACCAAAGGGTAGACCATAGTAATACTTCATGGCTTGTTCGCGCTGAGTAGATATTACATCACCCATATAACCAAGAGAATCAGAGATTTCCCCTCGTATCCTGGTTACTAATTCTTCTTCAGTAATTTTTTCACTAGCCATTAAACAATTCCATAATTCCTGTATTTAACATCTTGTGTCCATGTGGGGTCTTCACCAGCTATAGCAAAACGCTGGGACTGAAACGCATACCTCGTTGCAGACATGAGGTCATCCCTAATGGGGACTACTTTGTTATCCTTCCTGTGATACATTCTAAACTCTTCAAACCAATCTGGAAGTGTTGAAAACACTTTAAACTTATCAGCCTCTATAGCTTGTAGCATTGCCATTAAACCTTCCTCTACAGAGTTAGAGCCTTTATTCTCTCCCAAAGCTGGAGGATTAGTAAAGTGTTCTAGTCTAAAATTACAACCTAGATTTCTATACTGGTCGGCAAGACCTGGGTTTCCCATGCTATCCCTGCGATTCCCGTCATGTGGGTAGGCTATGGGTATAAACATAGGTCGTTGCCTTATACATGAAGCGTGTACAGTGGGGCTTGCTTTTGAAGCCCTGTAGCAATCGTACACATAAAAAGTTTCTGTATCCCTGTCAATAGCGCACCATACGAGAGCAGTGGGGTGATCCCAACCGAAATCTATAGCTGCTATCCTGGGCCAGTGACTTTTTATACGCACAGGATCAATGATTATCTTTTCCTCTCCCAGTGGGAAAACCAATCCTGAACCAATCGAGGGTCTACCGTTACGCCTCATCTCTCTCTCATGGGGGCTGTAACTGGACAATATCTGTTCCATTACAACTTCTGAGAGGTGGCCTCTTTCTCCATTCATAGAGAAGATTCTCTCAGAGGCATCATCCCAGGTAGCGTTAGTTAGGGATTGGCCTGATTGGAGGTTGTTCATAAACGAGGCTACAGTTTCTGTCATCCCCTGCTCTGGAGTAAAAGTCATATAAACCATACCTTTACGATCCAAAGTTCTAGTGACTGCTTGGGAGTATATATCCCTGTTTGGTTCCTCATCCAACCATATGCAATCTACTGAACGACCCTGCCACTTCTCTTGGCCCATCTCGTAGGCTTTAAAGAATAAAGAAGAGTTCCCACCGCTAACGTGCTTGATTAGAGCGACCGATTTGGCATTAGGGACACCGGGTTTCCTTTCGGTTTTTATTATTAGTTTTTTCGGTATTGAACCGGAACCAAAGGCTTCGGGGTCATCTGGAGAACCCAATAATTCGTACTGTACTATGTCGCGTGTTGTTTCATTCGATACCCCTCCAGCCCACGCTATTATTGGCTGTCTGTATCGTCTGCCTTTCCACCACTTGGGATATAGCCCAGTTACATGGAAAGCCATCTCTGCTGCACCACAGTAACTTTTTCCTATTCTGTTGGCAGCCATTAAAAGTCGCTGGTTAGCAGAACCTCCAGTTTCGTGGAAGTTAAGTTGATAGGGGTAAGGGTCATATAGGTCAATCTTATTGAACCTTTCTCTTGTCCTTATCTCCCTAGCGATTTCTACTGCTTTTTCTAGCTCTGCCCTTGCTTGCATGAATCGCTCTCATCTGCCTCTCTGCTTGTGATTTGTTGGGATAACACTTCCCAGAAGAACCCCATTTCCAACCTTTCTTTCCTTCTTTAAGCGTACAGCGTTGTATAGGCATTACGCATAACTCCCTAGAAGCCCCGCATCTTCCCGCTTAGTTAAAGACATTCCTTCCTTGAACTTTTCCCTCATCTCATCAGTTATTCTTTGCTGCCATACTTCTGGCAGGGAAGAGTATGGGGCTACACCCCAGTCCTCTCTAGGAGCATCTGAACTAAAACCAGTATTATTTAAAAAGTATTCTTCAGCTTCCTCTCTCGTATCGAATTGTATTATATTAAACCTGTTATCCACCAATGGCCCTATATCTGGATGACCAATTACCCAACCTACATCCTCTTCTCCTCCCATCCACACCTTTTGAGAAGGCACATTGAATTCTTTTAAGAGTTTATTAAAGAATTGAGGGACTTTACTATCATAAATAAATTTAAGGAACTTGCCACCCAAATCTAAATCTAAACCTTCATATTCAACCCTAACGTCCCAGGCAAGATTTCTATTTGCCTCTATATTTTCCGAAACTTTCTTATTAAGCTGATCCATAGCTTTTTTAGCTAACTCACCTCCTATATGATTTCCCAGATCATCGCCATGAATCTCCTCATACACTTGTGGCGGGCCAGTAGGGCCACCACCATACTCGCTTTTTGGATAGGCCGTTATACTATACATACCCCTATCTGGATTATAAACAACATCAATTTTTTCAACAGCCCTACTTAAACTATACCTATCAGCCTGTGTCTCTCCAGTTGTCCAGGTTATAGCCTCAATACTTGGATCATTTATAGCTTCCATGAAATGATCTTTGAACAGGAGTTCCCACCCCTTATCCTTGAAGGGTTCATCAGGGACTTCTCCGGTCTGAGGAATAACATTACCATCAGAATCCATCTCTTCAGGTTTTGTGACATAGCCGTAATCTTTGGGTACTTGCTTGGCTGCCTCTTTCTCTGAAATATCAAGGGCTTGAGACAAACGCCTTATTTCCCGCCTTCTTGCCTTCTCCGCAGCCTGCCACCAATCAAGCTGGTATTCATCAGAATGCAAAGACTTCAAATTGTTTGCGGTAATATTACTTACCCTTATGTGGCCTAAAGTATTTTCCTGACCAGTATCAGTCCAATGACCACCATAATAATTTGCATTTGGGCCTTCTGCTAATTCAGCCCTTCGACCTAAATCGTTCCTGATTTTTATTTCTTGGTCAGTAGCCTTATTTACCCAACCATCTCCATACTTCTTGTGCATATCCTGCACATACTCATTCTGTCGATCATACCAGTAATCTGAACTTTCTCTCTTCGGAAGCTGGGTAAGAATCTCTCGATAATTTGTCCCACCAGCAGTCCTTAAATCTTGCCTATCGGCAAATCGTGGCGTAAGTTGTGTCGGTCTTTGTTGCCTATTGTGCCACCTAGCTGCTTGTTTCGCATCATTCTCACTAAGGTACACTTCTGGATGGTCGCCTCTACCCCTGAGTCCCTTTACATTTTGAGGCCAGAAAAGATTTCCTTCTGGATCGAATACACCCCACTTGCCAAGGAAACCACCAGCATTATCCTCAGCAGTAATCTGTCTTGAGGTATAACCCTCACCACCAAGCACAGTCCGTTTTAGCTCTATAGGTTCAAGAAGCCCTAGAACCTCATCCTTGGTGACATTTCCTTC